TGGTCCTAGCATATTGAATGTAACATCTTTTTTATAAAAATCTGAGTATCCATCACGACCTGTTACTGATTCGTGTGATAACCTAACCCATTCCATAACCGCTTGTGCACCACTTGGAACTACTGGATCATAAAGTGTGACCTCAACAGGCTGCCATGAACCTTTACCCTTGATGTATCTTTTTACATTAATATGGTCTAAAACAATCTCTTCGAACTGAATACTTGGTCTGTTCGCTGTTTTAACTAAATATGATGGTATACCTTCTATATACATGATGAACCGATTCTTTGTTTTCGGTTCAAACGGTGTGAACATAATTTCTGAAGGATCTAATGTAGCCATTCTTTGTTCTCCTAAAAAGTCTTTTGTTTGTACTCATAAATAAATATCAAATAAAGAAATTTTAAGTAAAAAAGAAAAACCCCAATCGAAATTGGGGCTTCTCATTATACGTTACATCTATTTATAAGTCAGACTTATTCAGGAAATGTAGCACCTGTTGGTTGAACGACAAAATCGAGTACAATAAACTCAGCCGTTCGTGTTGGTTGAATAAATATCTGACCAACTAATTGATTTCTATCCACAATATCTGGAGTATTATTGGAATCATCCATTACTACTCTAAATGCACTTAAACCACTATTAGATTGTACTTGTTCAAGATAAGGATTTACAATGTTCAAGAAACGATTTCTTAGTGCTTGAGTATTTTGTTCAAATACTAAGTATCTTGATGAACTTGCAATAAACTTTCTTAATGCAATTAACAACCTACGAACATTGATTCTATCTAATGCTGATGGTTTAGATTGTAGTGTTTTCTGTCCAAATACTACCACACCTTGACCAGGGAAAGAAGCGATTGGATTGATTCTGTTCTCATACAAATCATCTCTCTCTGAATGTGTTAGTCTTGTCTTAGCTTCTAATACCGTAGTTAAACCACCACGATTCAAACCAGCTGGAGCGAACCATTCATGTGATACTTGGTCTGTAAAACTGATAACACCAGGTATTACTACTGAAGGTGGCACCCATACAGGACTATTTGTTTCCCTATCTACAATTTTTACCCAGGGGTAATAAACACCAACATAATTTGTATCTAATGTTTTAATTGTTGACTTTACAGTATCAATTGAATCAGAGTATGCTGTAGCATCCATTATATAGAAAGCATCTGCTCGAGTTTCCGTCTTAGATATTGCGTGATTAGTTATCGTTGAGTGTAATCCATGAATCACACCAGGTGTTACCAATAGATTAATATCAAACTCATCAGGATTACTTATAGCGTTAATAGCCCTCTTATATCCAACTGAACCACTAGCAGAAGAATCTGATAAATCAAATCCTTGTGTATTAGTAGATGAAATATCTGGACCTACCGAGAACGGAGTTGCTGGATTGCTTCCGTCAAATCCCCATTGGAAAGGTATTGTGAATTTTCTCTGTGCAATCGCTGAATTTGTAAGTGATATTAACTCTGTTCCATCTGCAAAAGTAGAAGCTAATGTGCTTGCATCAGCGTGACCTAACATATTTTCAAGAGACATAGTTACATTATTTCCCACATTTGCAGCGTTTGGTATTGGACCTAAGTAATTTTGACTATCTGTAATACTAAAGTTGAAACCATAGAAAACAGTTGAATCATAATCATTACTTGCATTTGTTTGTTGTATTCTAAATGAAGCTGAAGGTACATTTGTAGTTCCTGGAACAGTATTATATACTGCTTTGAATCCCATTGGAATTACACTTTTTGGAAACCTAAATACTCCATCTTCTACCATATCTGCATAGTCACCGACTCTGACATATTTACTCAAGTTAACGAAATCACCATAATAGGTTAATTTACCATCTGAGTCTATCTCAACCCATCTATCACCAATTCGTTTAGCAAAAAAGTTTGGTGAAATTGGGTCAAATGTTAAATTATCAAATTGTTCTAATATATTATCATTATCTATGTTACCAGGATTATGTATTCGTACTTGTATTGAGAATGAACCAAAATCTGAACCAGCAATATCCGTATCTGGTTTTATATTTAGTATATTAACTTTGTAAGAACTGTTTATATCACTACCATGTGAACGAGTGTAAACTCTAAATAAACTAGACCTAGACCCATTGGATAGTTGTGATTGAATATACGGTGTTCTTCCAAAACTATATGAATTATTACCAGTAAAGGTACTAGCATTACCCTTTGTATCATATGAGGTTGAACCAAATTTAAAATCAAATCCAACTCCAGATGCACCATCGTGTTTTACTACTGAAGCAGAGGCAAGGGTATCGACATCACCGACTAGCATACTAGCTTGTTTAAAAGCTTTGTATACATAGACAGATGAATCATTACCACCTGACTTTGATGATTGTGGGTCTTCACTTATTACGTTAGTAATATAATTTGCACTTGAAGTGTTAAATGATAGTGCATAATTTTCGGGTGTTGTATCACTTCCTGAAACTTGTAGACTAAAGGCAGTCCAAGTACCTGCTCCTAATGTTCCAGCAGCATTACTCGCACTAGTATATGTCGATGCAATATCAGCAGTTCCATTCCCACCACCCCTTGATGGTGCAAGTATTGCCAATGAATGTGTCGCTATACCAGTTGCACCATCATTTGACATAAATGATGCGGATAACGTTGCTGAATAAGCAACTAATTCAAGTGCATCTGCAACATAACCACCGATACCAAGTACCCTGACTATTGTTACGACTCCTGCACTTCTTAAATATTGTTCTACTGTGTATGGTGTGTAAAATCTTCTATCAACTCCGCCAAACATCTCTTCAAATTCTTGAAAATTTGAAATTTGAGTAGGTGTGAATGCTGGGCCTTTTTTAGTTGGGCCAATAATTGCTGCACCTATTTCACCGATTGCTTGAGGGAGGAATGAAAGATCTCTTTCACGGGTAAATACACCAGGCGAAACGATTCTCTCTGCCATTGTAATTCTCCTAATTAATTTTATATACTAAATCTTTGAATAAGCGTGATTATTCTATAATAAGTATGATATAGCTTTCCTAAAATGTATTATTTAGGGGTTTTTTTTAAATTAATTGTTAAGTTGATGGTGTAAATACACCTGTTTTTGGATCAAGTTGACCAGGACCATATTTTTCGTTTAAAGTTTTAACAATATCACGTTCTTCTTGTTGAACTGTCTGATATTCTGTTTCAACTTCTTCAGTACGAATATTGAGAGCATCAATCTGTTGATTCAATAATATTTTTTGAACTGCAAGTTGTCCTAAGACGTTTTGTTTTTCTCCGTAATTAGTTTGTAACGATTGTAATGATTGTAGCTCTTCATCTGTGAATTTTAGTTCTTTAGATTCTTCTACAACGTTTGTTTCTTCAGCCATAACTATATTCTCCTATATTTTTATAGTCTCGTGTTTAAATAAATATCATATTATATTTGTAAATAAACTTTTTTTTTATACTTCTACAACCTTATATGAACGGCCTGATGCATCAGAACCTGTTAGTGCATTCATCTTTGTAGTAGCATCTGCTTGTGCGTCACTACCACTATACTCCCATATTTGCTCACCACTACCACTTAGTTTAGCAACGTAAATATCACGTGATGCCCATTCTGGATCTGTCCAAGTTTCACCATTTCTATCCACACTTGATGTTGGTGATGGTAATAATTGTTTAAATATTCTATATGGCATTATATTCTCCGTTTAATATAAATATTAATTTTCTAATTCTTTAATTCTTTTTGCTTGTTCTTTTACTTGTTCTGATAATTCTTGTACTGCTTTGACTAATGGTACAATTAAAGAAACGTATGAAAATTCTTGTTTTCCAGTTTCTTTTTGCTTAGACCATCCCGTAAAATCAATATCCAATTCATCTATTACTTCTTTAACTTCTTGAGCAATTAAGCCAGTATGAACTTTTTTGCCCTTTTCTGTGCTTGTTCTTTCAGGACTATTAGCTGGAAGTTTAGACAAATTCCAAAATTCACTAGGCAATTCAGAAGGAGCTTTTTTAACAAATTGAACTGGTCTTAACTTATCAATAAATTCTAATCCTATCGGAGAATCAACTATATCATCTTTTACTCTTCTATCTGACGTAATAGTAATATCCCCACTATCAAGGTCATAAAACATAGTATTTGTACCATTTCCAACAGTAAATCCATTGCCAGCCGAAGAAGCAGCAAATTCTCTACCGATTGCTATAATGTTACCGTGGGTTGCATCAGAAACATCTACATCAAATCCAATTAATGTATTGTGACCTCCTGTAGTTATTAAATTTCCAGCCGAACCACCAATAAGAGTATTACCATCCCCAGTAGTTACAGCTAATCCAGCATCTTTACCTAATACTGAGTTGCTATCTCCTGAAGTAACTGCTTTTAAAGCATTCCGGCCAACCGCAGTATTATTGTTATTATTCTCTCCACTTGCCCCAAAGCCTGCCTCATAACCGATATAAGTATTACTAGTACCTGTTACATTATAATATCCAGAATAACTACCAACTCCTGTGTTTCCCGTTGTTTCATTGTTACTATCTGAAGTTTGTGAAAATAAAGAAGCATGACCAATAGCAACTGTCTGATTTCCAACAGTTTCGGTATATAAAGAATCTTTTCCCAGAGATGTATTAAGACGACCTATTGTCATACCAGCTGAAGAAGATTTACCTAAAGCGGTATTAAAGTCTCCTGACGTTAATGATAACAGAGCATTATACCCAATAGCTGTATTATCTCCACCTCCATCCAAAGCACCACCTAAAGCATCTCTACCAACACCAACATTATTATTAGATGCAGCTCCGTCATTTCCACCACCAGCTCCGACTCCTATAGAAACATTTTCACTTGAAGCATTTGAGGTTTCATCCATAGAGCCATATCCAATTGCTATGTTATTATCACCATTTGGACAAAGTAATCCAGCTTGATAACCTATAAAAGTATTATGTGTTCCACTTGTAAGAGATTTTCCAGCTTCATATCCAATAGCTACTGTACCATTTATGTTTGTACCTGTGTCTCCACTTCCATAAATAGCATTAAGTCCAATAGCTACAACTTGTGCAACAGCTTGACTTGCGGGAACTGCTCCCATAGCATCTTTACCAATTACAACATTTTGAGTAGCTGTAGTAGCTGCATCCATGGCTCCATAACCCATAACGACATTAGATGCTCCACTTGTCAAAGCTTTTCCAGCGTCTTTTCCTACTGCCACATTAGCACCACCACTTGTGAGAGCCATTAAAGCACTTCTTCCTATAGCTACAGTACCATCACCAGCTGTTGTTATTACAGCACCACCTGCGTCTTTTCCTATTGCAATTACATCACTTGCAGCTGTAGTTGCATTTCCAGTATCTGCCCCAATAAGTACATTATAATTACCAGTAGTTACTGACTTACCAGATTCACTCCCGATTGCGACATTTCCACCACCATCAGTAATAGCCAACAACGCATCTTTACCTACTGCTGTGTTATTGCTGTTGCTCTCTCCACTTGCACCCGTACCGGCTTGAGACCCAATATAAGTATTAGAAGTGCCTGTTACATTAAACCGACCAGACCTATATCCTAATCCTGTATTGCCTGTATATACCTCACTTGTACCTGATGACTCTTGACCATGTAGTGAATGGTATCCTATAGCGGTTGTACCAGAGCCATTAGCATCAGTATCTAAAGAATCATAACCAACAGCAGTATTAGCAACACCAATTAAATTAGCCGCCATTGAAGTATGTCCAATAGCAGTATTAGCCGTTGTTCCAGAAATTCCTGTCTGTGATGTTAATGCTTGATGTCCGACAGCAGTATTAAAATCACCGTCATCTTCTGCATCAAGGGCTTGGTAGCCGATTGCTACATTACCGATACCACTTGTGATGGCATTACCCGCTTCATAACCAATAGCTATAGTTCCATCAGCGGCAGCAGTCAAATTTGCTTGACCAGCTTTCCTACCTATAATAACACTAAATCCAACAGATGTTGTATTAGTGCCAGCTCCAGAACC